GAATACTGCATCAAAGATACACTTCTCCCACACAAACTAATGAAAAAGATGTGCATCCTACTAAACCTGGTAGAGATGGCAAAGGCAACATGGGTACCTCTATCTTTTTTGGTTGAACGTGGGCAACAAATCAAGGTGTTTAGTCAGTTGTCTAAAAAAGCTCGTGAATTGGGTTACATGGTACCAACGATTAAATATGGTTCTCTCCCCGAAGAGCAATACGAAGGTGCAACGGTTCTAGAAGCCCAAAAGGGTGCGTATTACACTCCAATCACAGCCCTAGATTTTGAGGCTCTGTACCCGAGTATCATGATGGCACACAACCTCTGTTATTCTACATACGTCATGGACGAGCGACGATATGGTAAGATCCCGGGGATTACATACGAAACATTTAACATTGGAAATAAGACGTATAAGTTTGCACAAGATGTACCGAGTCTATTACCAGCCATTCTTATGGAGCTTAAACAGTTTCGTAAAAAAGCCAAAAGAGATATGGCACAAGCAACAGGTTATATGAAGGAGGTGTATAATGGTAAACAGTTGGCCTACAAAGTTTCGATGAACTCTGTGTATGGTTTTACAGGTGCAGGTAAAGGTATTCTCCCATGTGTACCTATTGCATCTACGACAACGTGTAGGGGTCGTGGTATGATTGAAGAAACTAAGACTTATGTTGAGGCAAACTTCCCCGGTGCGAAGGTAAGATATGGTGACACGGATTCTGTCATGGTTGAGTTTGATGTAGGTGATCGTAAGGGTGTAGAAGCTATCGAGTATAGTTGGGAGATTGGTGAACGAGCTGCGGAGGAGTGCTCAGCCCTTTTCAAGAAGCCAAATAACCTAGAGCTTGAGAAGGTCTATTGGCCTTATTTTTTGTACTCGAAGAAACGATATGCAGCCAAGTTGTGGACCAAGGGTAAAGATGATAAAATGCATATGGACTATATAGATGTGAAAGGTCTCCAACTTGTTCGACGAGATAACACACCTCACATGAGAGAAGTGTGTAAGGAACTATTAGATGTGGTCTTAACTTCTGGGGATCCGGGTCCTCCAAAAGAACTTGCGAGGGAGAGAGCAAATGAACTCCTATCAGGTGGAATATCACATGATAAACTCATTTTGAGTCAATCACTCTCAGATTCATACAAAGTTGGTGGAAAGAGTGTTTCGATTAGTAGTCCTGAAAGTATACACATAAATCAGGCTCATGTTCAAGTGGTCAATAAAATGAGACAAAGAAAGCCTGGATCTGAACCACAATCCGGTGACCGGGTGCCATATCTACTTACAAAAACAGACAATTCTAAGGCGAAGGCTTTTGAGAAATCTGAAGATCCAAAGTATGTTGAAGAGCATAACATCCCCGTCGATTACCATTACTACTTCGTGAATAAATTTTTGAATCCGGTGTGTGATCTTCTCGACCCTCTATTTGAAAATACAAAGCAGGAAATATTTGGTGAAATCATTGAACAGTATAAACCACCAAAGAAAGTCACTGGTCCAGCCTTGAGTGGTATGAAAAAGGAACAATTGATTGAAGAATGTGAAAAGAATAATCTTAGTAGTGAAGGTACGGCATTGGTATTACGAGATCGTATTAAAATGTTTAGACAAAAACAAAACTCTGTTGAAGACTTATTTAAAAACTACGCGCAATCTAATGATAAGGCATGACAAACAAAAATAAATTTACAAAAATTGTAATTGACAATATCAAAAATATAATTAACGATCATCTTCCCGATCTCTTAGAAGAATCATGCAATGAATTTATGTACGACATGATCGATGAAGAAGCTAATGAACGAGTAAATAAAAAACTTGATGAAATATCAAAAGTGCATGGTATCCCTCTAGATCTACTATTGAGAGAGACGGATGATGTTACCATATGTAAAGGTACAAAAATCAAAGATGGTGTCACACATAGATGTTCATTTAAAGCCGTTGACGGTGGGTACTGTAAATTTCATAAAGTTCAAGGTGACAAAATTAAAAAACGAGATCTACCCAGTGTAAATAGTCATACACATGGACCTGAACAAATGTTCGTTAAAGGGTGTCCCGCATGTGAAAGTAAAAACAAGCTTATAGATTTGTGTCCTTATATTAAATAATGAGTAAATCGACCATTCTACTAACATCAATAAACAGCTTTTACAATGAGGAAAAGAATCGAACTAAATTAATGAACATTCTAGACAAGACAAGTGGTATATCACTTAGAAATTTGGAGTGGTTTATAACGAATTACGCAAAAAAGAATAATACAACTTATACGACACAGGATGGTAAGCTCTTTACCGTACATTGTGCATATAAGTCGAGTCTAGATGGGTACTCGAAGAAACTCTTTGATCCATTTTGTCGTTCACAGAAGTTTCCGTATACCATCCCTGGGACATCTCATGAAATTCATACAACTCTGGCACAGTTGAATTTCATCAAATGGTGTATTAAGAATAATATCATAGACTACATCTCCAATAATAAGACCTCACTGTTTAATAAGCAAGTGACATAAATCCCTTATCAAATATATACGTTTGATAACCCGTGTAATACATGTTTAACGAATAGTTATTACTAGACGTGTCTACAAGTGAATCAGACGATGTGTCCAACTTCACTTCTATAGACGTTTTATCAGATTTTATTTGACTAAAATCCAAGTTCCCCGATGGTTCCACATTGATCGGATTCATCGAGAAACTATAAGTATAAATATTTCTGATAGGCCTTGCTAATCTATTTCTAAATGGAATTAAATATTTGTAATAATAGTGATTTGTTTTAGAAACATTTGGTAATCTGTTTCCATTTATGTAAAAACTTGCTTCATCCATTATGGGATAGAAGAATGTACCTGTCTCATCAAAATGCACATTAGAGGAAAAATTGAAACGATTTTGATAATACTTCTCCTCTTGTAAGGATTTACCACCCGTAGAATCACTAGCATCTTCGAATTTTTCATTTCTTAAAAACCAATGAATACATTTCACTGGAATGTTGGGTACAAGGTTATTTCGAATCATTGTATCATTTGGTGTACTTATAATACTAGGGTGTTTACGTACAATATCAGTTATAAATGTTTGACGTTTAGTCGCCAAATATTGACGTTCTTCAGGGGTTAATGTGATTTCTTCTGTAACGAGTTTAAACTCTGGGAGTGAGAGTGTAGTCCCCGTATCTGTAAAAAAAGTTTGTGGGTGAAACTCCAACTCAAATTCTATTTTTTGACGGTGTACAGCACATACTGGGAAGTATGGACGATTTGGTTTATTTGAAGAATATTCATCACTTGCGTATTTCCTGGAAAAGAAGAAGTGTAAAGGAATCATGAGATCAGCAGAATATTGTGAAAGGTCCTTAAATGCATCCAAAGTGGAGTCGTCATAACCTATGTTTCTATTTACAAGAAATCTATTAGCTACTTTTTCAGATATTTCTAAATAAAGTTCATCGTAAATAATACCCCAATCATCATGAATTGTTTCAACTTCGAGTTCATCTACGAACATAGTGACACTTTTTAGAATATGTCTCCCCAATTGGTCTGCGTAATTTTTACCACCACCAAAATCTGTGAGACGTGGTATTGTGATACTCAGCCACATGTTACTCAAAAGATCACCCATATTTTGTGGATTGAATTGCACTTTAATAGTTTGACCAAATGGCCAACCTGAAATAGCACCAGGGTTAACAACATTACGACTTCTATGATATTTTCGAAAGTCTGAGTGTATCTTATCATTCTTATAATTAAAGAACGAGTCTTCTGGGTCTTTGGAAAGAAGGTGTGTATCCTGCTTTCCAATAGCTTTGAGAGAAATCTTTGCAGCTTCACCCATACTTATCTATTGTTTATATATTTTTAATATCATTCTTCCACATGTCCATAGCTGTAGTAGACTTCATAATCTCAAGATCCCTTTTCGCCTGTTCGGATTCTTTGAGAAGTTCACGAACACTCTCATCCGTGTACTGAACGGTTCTAATATTCAAAAGGTAGTCATATGTTCCACCAATTTGTGGGAAGAGTCCAGAAAGTTGATTTTCGAGTTCTTGCTTTTTACGGCG